GTTATACCAATCCTTTAAATCAATCACATTCTCAGCCATACGCTACCCATTCCAACATGTTTTCTGCCACCGACAGCTTTTGCATACAAAATAATTGGGATCTTTAGCTATTCGGGGAAGCCATTCATTTGCTTGGCACGCTTTAAGGATATGTGCTGCGCGATCAGAATAGCGCTGCGCAATAGCCGCATCGAACTGGATCCACTCATGATGCAATTCTGAGGAGTCTTTGTTTAATATCGTCACAAGTGCAGGATGCTCATCAAGTTGCATATAGGCCATGTAAAGTTGCACTTGCGCAAAATAATGGGGATGAGATAAGGCTAGGCCACGAGTGACACAATCACGCCAATATTTTTGATTCATGGTTTTACATTCCCACAGCGCCGGATAAGAAAAGCCACTTGGACCTGAAAGCAATACGCCATCAATATGACCGGCTATTTTGCCACCCGCTATCTCAAAGCCGTATTGATCACCTTGCTTATTGCGCGTGCTTAATTCAAAACCTACCAGCTGCATCCATGATATAATTAAATTCTCAAGTAAATGCCCCATGGCAAATGTTTTAAGTTGTTTGCCAGTAAATTCATGATCTGCTTTCGTACCCAGATATTGGTATTGAATACGTCTGTCACAAGCATCTCCCAAACTTGATGCACCCAAGTAATTTCTCGGTGTTTTGCGAGATTCGGATTGTTGCAACCCTTGCTCAATGAGTGCATTAATATCTTGCATGATTGAGCTCTTTGCTGATTTTCAATAAATCGCCGACGGTAATTTGACCAATGGCTTTATTAAGTCCTAAATCTTGCAGGTGCTTCATCAATTGCCCGGCCAGATATAAATGCTCGCGATCATCATCTTGTGGAATCACATGTAAATGAGGCCTGATGTCTAAAGCGTTGTTAAATTGTATGCTGTGATTATTCATAATTACCTCGTTAATCCTTCCATGACCATAAAATCTGACTTGAGAAAGCGCGGGTTTTTCTCATCAAAATAGAGTTGCATAATGGTTTTTTTGCCTACCGGATGAACAGTAAAACCTGTGCGTAATGCATCCCGTTTTTGGAGTCTGGGACCAGGGATTTTTCTGCCAATTTTGATAGGGATATCGCTAAAATCGCCATAAATGCAAAAGCGATAATAGACTTGCCCATCGACGGTTTTTTCTTTAGGAAGCGCCATCAAGCCAAGGCTTTGCGCAATAAAGGCAACATCTAAAGCCAGTTGTTTTGAAGCGGTCGTATACTCAAAGGTCTTATGCAGCATGTAACCATCGGTATCGAGTAATCCCGCAAGAATTTCAGCGCGCGTTGTCTTGTCAGCCACTTTGTAAATTTTTGGAATGAATTTTTCAGCCGATAATTTATCGTAGAGACCGAGCGCTTTTAATTTTTGCGTTAATGGATTAGCGGCACCGGGAGGTGTACTAAAATAATAACTGTTGGCTTGATTACCTGGGATTTGATGGATGCGTACTTGCAGGCCCATCTTTTCTGAGATTGCAAAACAATAGGCGATGATTTCTGAATCTGGCGTTGTAATGCTTGGAGTCGCATTCTTAAAACACCCATCACCCAATAACAATCCTAAAAAATAGGGATCGATAGGAACGTCAACAGATGCTGAAAAATCAACACTACTGCGATATAACAGGTACACACTTTTAAAATGAGCGGATTGCTGAAAGTATTCCCACATGGCCAGCGTTTTGGTTTGTTGGGGAACATTGCAGCCTGTCCGCACTAAGTGGATGTAATCATTGGCTCCTAACAAAAAAGATGGACCTTTGATGGGACGAATTTCAAAAGCCTCTTCTAAGCTTTGGCGCATGTCGGTTAGCAATAATGCCTTACCTTCTGCTTCCATTAATTCATCACCTATCTCAAGAGATTCCTTTGATTTAAACTCACCGTTATACAGGAGCAATTCGTATGGCTTTGGCACATGGGTCGCCGGATGTTGACGCATCATAATCATCTCCATTAACGGTTAAGCCATTCAGGCAGATTGCTAGGAGATACCGTCTGGCTAATCTCTTGCGCCATTAATTTGCGGTAAATGGCCATATCTGGGGTGATAATCCCAGTAATTTTATTGCGATCTGGATGTTCGCCTGTTGGATCAACATCGATGCCCACTTTAACTGCGCAAACTAATCCATTAATGCTGCTAATATCTTGCAACATTCTTTTTTGTTGAGCCTGCGGGGACTCATCTTTTGGAAGAATGCCATAAGCAGATTCAATAATTGCCCTCAACGTTGCGCGTCCCATTAATCCCCAAACATCTTCTCCTTTTTCGTTACGTTTTGTGCCTTGGATCCCAATCATTTGATGGATAATGCGGCCAGAATATTCACGATCGATAATCGTAAAATCCATATTTAAATAAACCGACTGACTGGATTTACTTTGGGTAAACCAACCTTCAGGACCATGACCACCCGGTTTAATACAAATGGAGGCTTTTAAGTTGCTGCCTGTTGGAATTAAGCTAAATCCTTGGTTTTGTGGGGCGTTGTTTAAATCATTTAAAAATGAGTAATCCATATTCTGTCTCCTATAAAATTATTGCTTACGATGTTGTTTGATTTTGCTGAGTAGCCCGCCCAGATGCGGTGGCTCAATCACATCGAGTGCACCACTGCGATCTTTGGCGGGGTAATCCCATTGATTGATGGTCTGGCAGATAAAGCAGCGTTTGGCAGGTTGATCTTCATTGGTTTTAATCCCCACCATGCTGATCACTTCATCTACAATGCCGGGAATTTCATTGGCGGTTTTGGCGCCTTCACACTGCGGGCTCCAATGGCTACGATTAAATTCATCGAAGCGTTGTTCTAAAATGCCAACAAAAATAATGTCTTTATTGGGGATGTGCTGAAATTGATTGATCCAAGCAATCATTTCCTGAGCGAGTAAACCATAAGCTGCTCTTGTATCTGCTTTACCGCTACGCTCTGAAACAGCTTCTGGTTGAGACTTGGCCCATTGCAAACAAAGACGCGAGGCAACCGTAATACTGTCGATAAAAACGCAGCTGTAGTTTTGAAGTGCCTTTGGATCACCATATTGACTGCAGACATGGGCATAATGTTTTTGGCTGTAAGGCTGCTCGGATCTAAGTGCAGGGTTAGGACCACCCAACAAACAGGCAATATCTCGCGCTTCTTCCCAAGTCCGCACATTAATGGAGTCCCCGTTCCAACTTTGAACGGCAAGCAATCCGGCCTCCATATCAATACAAAGTGTGGGTTGCTCTAAGGTGTTTAACAGACTCGTCTTTCCGATCCCAAATGGACCAAAAATCACCATCTTCACTCCGGTATGATTTTTTAAGCGCTCTTCGGCACTAATGATTTTCAAGCTCATATTGTTTAATCCTCTTGAATTGAAAATTTGGGTTTACCGACTTGCACGGTTCTGGCTTCACTAAAGAAATTCTTTAAGGTTTCAGGCCACATCAGGTATCTGCGTTCATCAATGCTGTAATTGGCGTTGATGTATTGGCTGCGATCTTCAGCAGGAATTTTGGCGATGAGATCGGTTAATTTGCTTTGATCCCAAACCACTTTCTTAGGTAGATCAGCGGTGATTTTGTGGTGGTCTTCCATAAAATGGACTGTACCGGTATCACGTCCATCTGCTTGCAAGGCACTTTTGGCTTTATCTGTAAATTTCAGCTCAAGGGCATTATCTAAAATGCTCTTATGCCGTTTGACTTCAGCAGAAAGCCTATCGATACGGGCTTGCAGTGAAAGCAAATCGGTAACCGATAATTTGCTGATATCCTCTGTTTTTGCTTCGTCTAAAAAACATAATGGGATGATGTTAGTCATGGGCTTCTCCTTTGGTTGATGGTTTTATTCCGGTTTCAAGTTCCGTGTGTCCAACTTGGTTTAGGTAAGGTAATAGATCGATAAAGCAGGGTCTGAGCTGCTCTAAGATGCGGTAAATGGCAGCCCTGGACTTACCGGTTAGGCTTGCAACCTCAGTAATCGTGTGGGTTTGCAGCAAGGTAGCGAATTCCCGCCATGGCTCTGGCACCGCGCCAAGGGCTTTGGCAACATCAATGACAAAATCAAGATTTCTTTCTTGTGGATCTGGGATTGTATCGACCATCGCCACACCAAAATCATCCACAATATCGAGTGATATGGTGGTGGTCCGTCCACCACGCTTAATGCTCAACCGGCGCTGGATCATATTGTTTGAGCGACGCGTAATGATCTGATCGACAAAGGTGCCAAGGCTGCTTTTTTCTTTGTTGAATTTGCTTAAGCACTCAAAGACTTCGCATAATAATTCCTGCTCAACGTCTTCAATTTCTTCGCTAAAAAAACAGGGCATTTGTTTCAAACGCCATGCGTGATACTGGATTTGTTTGACGATGGTGTTGTCCATCCCTGGGTAACGATTTCTTGATCTCATCAGCGGTCTCCTTGATTGGTTTATGTCCTTCAAGAATGCCGAGAGGGGCTCTAATTCAGCAGGGACGCTAACTTTTCAAATAAGACCGCAGGCTAAGGATCAGCTCAGGTTTTACTGGGGGTAGGATGAAAGATTCAGATCGAGGTAAAAACAAATAAGACCGCGAAAATCAAATGTTGGAATTTTGGGGATATGAGGGGTGAAATGACTGGGTTAAGTCACTCAGATTGGATGAGCGTAAAATGATAAAAACAGGATTTGGTTTTATGACATAGGTTGATTTTCTACTTCCCGTTCCCGTCTTCCCGATGGGAAGTGCTATGGCGGGAAGTGATCGGGCATCTGCTAATCCATTGATATATATTGGTTTCCGGACTTCCCACCACTTCCCGTTCCCGTTTCGACTTCCGGCCGGGAAATGGTCGTAAACCCTTGATATATAAGCACTTCCCGCTTCCCGCCGGTTGTATATATACATATCCAATGGGAATGGCTATGACCATTTCCCATGGATGGAAAATATATCGGGAAGAAGAGCGACTCTAAAAATTAAGCCGCACCTTTGTGATCTTATTTTTGTTATTAGCCGAACAGCTAAAATCTGTTTGCTGAACCTAACCTCTACTCAACAATATTCAATCAATGGGATCGCACATGATGGACGCAATACTCGCTTTTGATTTAGGCACGCAAACCGGCTGGGCCTTGCTCACTGAGGGTAGTGTCTTTAGTGGAAGTGAGAGCTTTCATACTTCGCGCTTTAGTGGCGGTGGTATGCGCTTTTTACGCTTAGACATTTTTTGGATTCCCTAAAACAAAAGGCGGACATTAAGGCTGTTTATTTTGAAGAAGTACGCAGGCATTTAGGCGTTGATGCTGCCCATATTTATGGCGGGTTTTTAGCGCATTTGACTGCATGGTGTGAAGATCATGAGATCCCCTATCAATGCGTAGGGGTTGGCACGATTAAGCGTCATGTCACCGGTAAAGGTAATGCCAGCAAAGATGAAATCATCACCGCCATCAAGGCCAAAGGATTTAATCCGGTGGATGATAACGAAGCCGATAGCTTGGCGTTACTGCTATGGGCACAAGATAACATGGGAGCAAAATAATGAACGGCAAACGATTACTGGAGCAATCCATATCAACGATTGAAGAACGGCAGAAGACTTACGGCTCACCTAAGGAAAACTTTGAGCATATTGCCAAACGCTGGTCGCTTCTCTTGGGAATTACTGTAACGCCTGCTCAAGTAGGACTGATGATGCTGGATTTAAAGATTGCTCGGCTACAAAAGAACCCTGGCCATTACGATAGCCTGGTGGATGTCGCAGGTTACGCTGCATGCTTAAGCGATCTGCGATGAATAAATATTTTGTTTAGGCGAACACATTGATACGCAATGCTGAATATAACTCTCAAGCAAACAATACAAGGATTTATTGAGTGATAGCTGATTCAAACTTTCACACAAAAATAGTTAACATGCTGCGGACGTTATTAATCGCAACGCTGAATAAAGGCTTGGTAACAGAAATAAATGAACGTGAGATAGGGTTGAATGCTATGGGTTAATGAGCGCTCGAGAGGTCACAACATAAATTACACCACAGGCGTGTCCTGGCATTGGTATGCACGGGTCCTCCCTGGCTATTAAGTTAGACGGGTGGCAAAGCCCCGGGATTTTACTAGCGTTAGAATTGGCCCAAACCTTGACACTTGACACAAATATTAAGGAACGGGTGCGCTTATGACAGAACTTCAAATACAACATATCCCCATAGACAATCTTATCGCATACGCCCGCAATCCCCGCAAAAATGATGCGGTGGTTGATAAAATGTGTGCTTCCATTAAAGAATTTGGCTTTCGCATTCCTGTTATTGCTAAAAGTGATGGCAGCGTAGTTGATGGCCATTTACGTCTTAAAGCCGCTAAAAAACTTGGACTGCAATTAATTCCCGTAATTTTAGCCGATGATTTAAGTGATGCCCAAATCAAAGCCTTTAGATTGCTTGCCAATCAATCGGCTAATTGGGCAGATTGGGATGACGATTTACTCAAGCTTGAACTGGAAGATTTGCAGGCGCTTAATTTTGATCTGGAATTAACTGGGTTTGATTTTGATGAAATACAAAAGCTCTTGGATGCAACCGATGTTGACCTAGAAGAACCTGCTGAGGCCGATTCGGTTGATCCCGCAGATAATGCCCCAGTCATCAGTAAACCTAGTGATTTATGGATTTTAGGTGATCACCGACTGTATTGTGGCGATAGCACTTTGATTGATTCCTATAAAATTGTCCTAGAGGATGAGCAAGCCGATATCACTGTGTGTGATCCACCTTATAACGTCAATTATGGTGCCAGCATCAAAGATACACTGCGCAACAAATCTCGTGAAAACAAACATAAAATTCTCAATGACAATCTTGGAGAAGGCTTTGAAAGCTTTCTTTACGATGTCTGCTCTAACATTATCATGAACACCAACGGCGCTATTTATATGTGCATGGCGGCCTCAGAACTGGCGGTCTTACAAAAAGTATTTAAACAAGCCGGTGGTCATTGGTCTACCTTTTTGATTTGGGCGAAAAATCATTTTTCTTTAGGCAGAGCGGATTATCAACGGCAATATGAGCCTATTCTTTATGGCTGGCGTGAAGGTGCTGATCGTCATTGGTGTGGTGCCCGTGATCAAGGCGATGTCTGGTTTATTGATAAGCCAAATGCAAATGATTTGCATCCCACCATGAAGCCGGTTGCATTGATGGAACGTGCTATCACGAACAGCAGTAAGGTGGGCGATATTGTTCTTGATCCCTTTGGTGGTTCTGGTACCACCTTAATGGCCGCAGAACATTCCAAGCGCCGCTGCCGCATGATTGAGCTCGACCCCAAATACATCGATACCATCATAAGGCGCTGGCAATCCTACACTAAGCGAAAGGCTGTGCATGCTAAAACCAGCCAAGCTTTTGATGAATTGTGTGCATGCCATGTTGAAATGTAGGTTCTATGGAACTCATCAAGCAATCGCAATGGGCAAAGCGACATGGATTTTCAAGACAATATGCGGGGCAGCTGGTGCAAAGTGGCGTCATTCAACTGGTCGATGGCCTTGTGGATGTTGAACAAGCAGATGCCGCGATTGCTGCCTTACGTGATCCAAACCAACCACAGCGCCGCAAAAACACTTCTGATGTTACTGAGCTTTCAACACTTCTACTTAAAACTCGCATCAAAAATGAAATGGAACGGGGCAAGCTGCTTGAAGCCCGCGCCAAAGCAGAAATTGGTGAACTGGTTTCAGTAGAAGACGTCAAAGTGGCTGCTTTTAACAAGGCCAGAATCGTTCGTGATAGTTTAATGAATATCCCTGACCGAGTAGCCTCATTGCTTGCTTCCATTGACGATGCCCACAAAATTCACGAAGTACTGCTGCAAGAAATCCGAACTGCTTTGGAGGAGTTAAGCCGTGACGTGTAAGCCTTATCATATTAGTTTTAATACAGGGCTTCGGCCTGATCCACTGCTCAAAGTGTCTGAATGGGCTGATGGCTTTCGCATGTTGTCGCAAACTGCTTCTTCTGAACCAGGCAGATGGCGGACCGAGCGCACGCCTTATCTCAAAGAGATCATGGACGCCCTATCGCCTTCATCACCTATTGAAAAAGTTGTCTTTATGAAAGGGGCGCAAATTGGGGGCACTGAAGCAGGCAATAACTGGATTGGTTACATTATTGATCAAGCGCCTGGTCCTATGCTGGTGGTTCAGCCCACTGTTGAAATGGGCAAACGGTGGTCTAAAGGACGTTTAGCTCCACTAATTGATGACACGCCAGCCCTTCGAGATAAAGTTAAAGACCCACGATCTAGAGATTCAGGTAACACTGTTCAAAGCAAAGAATTTACCGGTGGTATCGTTGTGGTGACCGGGGCTAATAGCGCTGTGGGTTTGCGCTCTATGCCAGTGCGCTATTTGTTTTTAGATGAAATTGATGCTTATCCCGGCGATGCTGACGGCGAAGGTGATCCAGTATCATTGGCTATTCAACGTACCGCCACTTTTGCTAGACGCAAGATTTTGCTCGTCTCAACGCCAACCATTCAAGGCTTAAGCCGAATTGAGAGGGAGTTTGAAGCCTCCGATCAACGCTATTACTGGGTACCATGTCCCCATTGCCATACCTTTCAAATTCTAAAGTGGCCACAAGTGCAATGGGATGATGAGCCTTTAAATGCGCATTACGTTTGTATCGAGTGCAAGGAAAAAATCCAGCATCACCAAAAAACGTGGATGCTGGCGAATGGCCAGTGGCGAGCTTCAACTGAGAGTAACGGTAAAATTGCAGGCTTTCATATTTCCAGTTTATACAGTCCAGTTGGCTGGTTGAGTTGGGGGCAAGCTGCACAAAATTTCTTGCATGCCAAAGAAAATGAACAGCTACTTAAAGTTTGGATAAATACCACCTTAGGCGAAACCTGGGTTGATAAAGGTGAGGCACCGGATTGGCAGCGTCTGTTTGAACGTAAAGAAAATTACGCCATTGGTACAGTGCCATATGGCGGCCTTGTTTTAACGGCGGGTGTTGACGTACAAAAAGACCGTATTGAAGTTGAAATCGTGGCATGGGGTCAAAAACGCGAAAGCTGGTCTGTTGATTATCAAGTTTTTGAAGGTGATCCCGGTAAAGCTTCTACGTGGCAGCATTTATCTATTTTGATGAGTACTTTATTTCCCAGCGAAGATGGATTGGAGCGGCCCATCAGTATGATTGCTGTAGATGCTGGGTATGCCACTCAAGAAGTCTATGGCTGGATCCGTAGCCAACCAACTGGTCGTGTGATGGCTGTTAAAGGTATCGACAAAGCCTTAGTGCCAGTTGGTGCACCAAGCCGTGTGGACGTGACCATTTTAGGTCAAAAACTCAGACGTGGCGCCAAACTCTGGCCAGTTGGTGTATCCGTTTTAAAGTCAGAGCTGTATCACGTGCTCAAACTTTCACAAACTGATGAAGGATTTCCGGGCGGTTACTGTCATTTTCCAGCTTACGGACCTGAATATTTTAAGCAGCTCACCGCTGAGCAACTGGTGACCAAAATTAGCAAAGGCTATCCAAAACGTGAGTGGCAAAAAATCCGTGAGCGTAATGAAGCACTGGATTGTCGAGTCTATGCTAGAGCCGCAGCCATCGCTATTGGCGTAGATCGCTGGAATGAAAATAAATGGAAAAGTCTTATGGGATACAAAAAATATCCCAATCCTGAATATAACCCTCCAAGAGAACCTATGCGTCCCGCAAAGTCGCAAGGAAGACCACGTGTGGTTAGAAGCCGTTTTATGGGATAGAACACCATGTATACAGAAGATGATTTAGCGCAAATAGAACAAGCGATTACCAAGCTACAAAAAGGCGAGCGCGTAGTTTCTGTTGCCTATGGTGATCATATTGTCAAATACGCGGAGGTTGACTTGAGCGACTTGCTTAATTTGCGGCAGCGTATGAAATCAGAGCTTAAGGTTGCAGGCGTCTCCCCTAAAAGACGAATTACCTTTGCCACAAATAAAGGGATTGTCTAATGCTGCTAAAATCACTCGCACAACTTTTTAAACGCCCCAAAAGCAAAGCTTCTGCTTGGGATGCGGCTGGTGCTGGTAAACGTCTAACCTATTGGCAGCCAGAAAATAGTGCAATCAACAGTCTCCTTGGTAATCATTTAGAAACGCTCCGTAGCCGCGCACGCGATATGGTACGCAAAAATCCTTATGCTTCCAATATCATTGAGACTTTAGTCAGTAATGCTGTTGGCACTGGTATCAAACCGCAATCCAAAGCTAAAAATGCAGAATTTCGTAAAGCGGTGCAGACGTTATGGCTCCGTTGGTCTGATGAAGCAGATAGCCATGGCGTGCATGATTTTTACGGACTGCAGGCTTCAATTTGTCGCAGCATGATTGAAGGCGGTGAATGTTTTGTTCGCTTTAGAGTTAGACGCCCTGAAGACGGATTATCCGTTCCCCTGCAACTGCAAGCCTTAGAATCAGAACATCTTGATACCTCCGTGAATCGGATTTTAACCACAGGTAATATGGTTAGAAACGGTATTGAATTTAATAAACTCGGTCAGCGTGAAGCTTATTATCTATTTCGCGAACATCCCGGTGAAAAGCTGCTTGTTTCAAACGGTGAATCAGTCCGTATTCCGGCCTCTGAAGTGCTTCATATTTATAAACCACTGCGTCCCGGTCAAATTCGCGGCGAGCCTTGGCTCAGCCGTGTGCTGCTAAAGCTTTATGAGCTGGATCAATATGACGATGCCGAACTGGTGCGCAAGAAAACGGCCGCTATGTTTGCAGGGTTTATCACCCGCCTTGATCCTGAAGCTAACATGATGGGTGAAGGTGCTGCCAATGAGCAAGGGATGGCCCTTGCAGGTCTTGAGCCAGGCACCATGCAGTTATTGGAACCAGGCGAAGATGTAAAATTTTCTAATCCTTCAGATGTTGGGGCAAATTACGAAGCTTTTATGCGTCAGCAGCTCAGAGCCATTGCTGTTGGCATGGGCATTACCTATGAACAGCTAACAGGTGATTTAACCAACGTCAATTACTCATCTATTCGCGCTGGCCTCATTGAATTTCGTAGGCGATGCGCCACTTTGCAACATCATGTGATGGTGTTTCAATTTTGCAGACCTGTTTGGAATCGCTGGATCGAACTGGCTTTACTTTCTGGCGCTCTGCCCGCTCAAGACAAAGATGCATCGATCAAAGACGTCAAATGGATACCGCAAGGATTCGACTGGGTCGATCCGCTTAAAGATCAACAAGCACAACAAATGGCGGTGCGTAATGGCTTTAAAAGCCGTAGTGAAGTGATATCTGAACTTGGCTATGACGCGGAAGAAATTGACCAAGAAATTGCTGCAGATAACAACAGAGCTGATGAAGCCGGGTTTGTTTTAGATTCCGACCCAAGGCATACAACACCGCCTAAAAAAAGAGGTTTTTGATGAATGACATTTACTTAAAATTTGCTATGAAACCGATGATGATTGAGCGTCGTAGCTTTGAGTGGTTGGCAGCTCACATGGCATCAAACAAGGCTTTTAAACTTGCAAAACCGCTGATGATGCATGGTGCTAGCAATGGTATGGCTATCATTTCGATTCA